CCTTTTTTTATATAGTCAGGCGTATTAGGAGAATTTAAAACTTCTTGTCTATATGTTGGATCCCTAAATTTTGTCTCTTGCTCTTGAATATCTGTAATTAATTGGTTTCCAATTCCTTCTGGTAGTTGCAATCCCTGTGCGCCAACCCCAGATAAGTAACGCATAAACAAATTAGATTTTAGATCTAATTCATTAAGCTCTTCTGGTTTATTCCGATAAAACTCAAAAGCTCTGTTTAATTCTTTGTCGTTCTGTGTGACCGCAGCCATAGGATTAACACCGGCTCTTGTAAAAGCCTGTATAGGTCCACCTACAAGATCGCCAAATTTACCTGCCAGTTTTACAGTAAAATCATTGTCCATTACTTTTTCTCCTTAGCTTTCTTAGCTGCAACAGCAGCCTTCTTTGCTTTACCTTTTTCGTATTCGTCTTTTGTCTGCCAATCTTCTTTCGACCATTTTGTCAATGCCTTTTGTTTGGGACCTTTCCCTCCCTTATATCCTCCGCCTTTTTCTTTATATTCGGAGGCTACTAATTGTGCCTTTCTAGCTGACCATTGCCCTGGTTTACCACCTTTACTGCCTGCCATTACGCGCTTTTTAATTGATTCGCGTAATCCTGGTTTTGTATACTTATTAGTATCGCTCATTGTCAAGAAACCGTTTTACCAGCGAAACCTGGAGGGGCTTGAGTAATCTGAGGCCCTAAATAAAAGCTTGCGTTATCCGTCGAGGCCAGATTTGGATCACTGGTATACCGACGTTTTTCCCTTTCACGCTCATAAATTTCTCTTTTCAATTCATCAATAGTTCTTGGTCCAATGAAGCCATCTCCCGTGTCGTCGTAAATCGGCATATTATATTGACCGGGAGCTAAACCTTTTGGCAACCCATCAAGAAATACTCCGGGTTGTGTACCACCGGGTAGCTGTCCGTTAAATAACCTGTCATCAGTGGCGTCATACAAGTTTCGAATATTACGTCTGCCATAGTCCAACGTCTGGCGGAGCGTAGCCATCGGGTTGAAACCGCCCGCAAGGTCAGCATACTTTCCCCTTCCGAGATCTGCGATTGATTGCACAGAACTAAAGGCTAACTCAGGATTACCACCGAGCATCCCACCGGTATTTCCAGGCATTCCAGGGACGTTTTGATACCCGCTTAAATACATTTTTATACTGCTTTTTAATTATTCTATCGGTACGAAACCTTCGGGATCATTCACTTTGGTAAAAATAATTCCGTTGCCTTTCAATCGGCAATCAAGGACATCTCCCTCGGACCAACCAAGGGTATCAAGTAGTTCTTCTGCTAAAAGAACATAACAACTGCCGTCAGGATTTTCGTAAACTTCAGTTACTTCGATCATTGGTAACTAATCTTTCTGACAAGCTTAGCAAAGCTAAATTAATTCTAGCTCATTTCGACATCAGCTTCTCGATTAATTTATCAAGTTTATTGTTGATCTCGTGAAATTCAGTATTCATTTTTTCCATTTCCCGGATGTAATCCTGTTTCAATACATACTCTAGGGGCATGCGATCAATTCTATCTTCGAGTGTCCGCATACGCCCAAAAATTTTACTGATAAACCAACCGCTTCCTGTAATCGCCCCTATTGTAACTGCTATTAAATGTTCCATCCAAGTACCTGACTTGTAAAAAGTATTCAATTATCCTTACCTCTATTTTAAAATTAAAAATCTATCTGCAAAGCACCCTTTCTACTCAAGCCGTTCAGTAGCCAGACGAGTGCGTCCACTGCGTCATCATGACTTGCTACACCGAAATTTGTCAGCTCTTCAAACATCGCAGTAAAGTTTCGGTAGCGATTAAAGATGACCTTGCGTTCTTCGAATAGGCCAATCGTACCCCTGAAACGTGCAAGCTTATCCGAACGGAAACCTTTGACCGGGTGCCAGACCAAATTCCAAAGGCTCTCTTGATTTAGACAAACACGTTTAAAATCAGCCTCGAGGCTTGCTTGGTACGCTACTGCTTCACTGTAGATATCGCATGTAGACATCGTTGGGTAATAAAGGCCGTTTTCATCTTGCTGGAGGATGTTCCAGTCACAGAGCATTTCCTTAAGGGTATCTAGTTTTTCTAGGTTACCCATCACACGTATCCTGCGATAATCAATGATATGTATTCGATCTTCAATTCGACCGCCAAGTACCATCACGGTATAGTCATTCTTCTCTTTGATACCTGATGAAAGGTCAATGCCCACAGCAAGAGAATCGAATTCAGTTGCAATCTCCGCTTTGACAATTAGTTCTGGCGCGAGAGATAGCTCATGTTGTCTCACCACCTGATTCATGTACTGGAAACTAAAAGCAATGGGGGCTTGTCGTTTCTTCTCAAGTAAGTAATCAAGCGACCACATCTCTGGCCAGTAGCTCAATTGTTCACCCGTTTCAGGATCTGTAGTGATCGCGGCAAGAACAACTTGATTCCAATTATTATTTTCGTTAAACGTTGTTGCGTGAATATCATCATGACGGAAACGAGTACCTAAACAGATCGCCCGTGCTCCTTCAAACATCGTTGGTGCTATGACAGCGTTCCAATTGTCCTCCATCTGCTTTCTGACATCTGGGTTGGAAATATCAGACGCCGACTTAATAGCGTCATCGATCATTACCAGATGTGAACGTTTTGATGTCACAGAACCTTTCAGACCTGCAGCACATAATGTAAATTGTTCTTCACCTGTTGTATCAATCCCTGCAAAGCGATGATCAATTGACCAATACTCATTGGACGTAACATTCTTTAAAAGCTTTACCTTAGGAAAAACTTCTTGATACTTTTTACTTTCAATAATCCTTTTGATCGTCGCAGATTTTGAACGTGCAATATCAACGGTATATGACAAGTAAAGGATCTGCAGAGGCAGTCCTGCGGTTGTATGTATACCAATTGCCCACGCAGTAAGTAAACCTAAGATCGTGCTTTTAGCCGAGCCACGCGGGGCCAATAGATCTACATTAGGACCACCGATCTTTAACAAACACTTAGTATCTAACCCGGTAATAAAATGTCTGTGCCATTCTTTATGATGCTCAGCCGGAGGTTTATCAGCTACATACTCACAGAAAAACCCAAAGTCTTCACGCGCCTTCTCAATTTGTTCGATGTTTTTATGAGGCCTTACTTGTTGTCTTGCAGCAGCAGCACGGGCATTTCTACGATACGCTTGATAACTATACGAAGGCATGAAAAAAATCCTTATTCTTCTACCTTAACAAAGAATAAGGATATTTCAACTATTTTTTATCTTTGAATTTCTTCGCTGCCTTTGCTGCTTTAAGACCTTTCTCTGCTGATTCTTTTGCTTTATCAGCTTTGTCGTCTTTACCTTCGTTCTTCTTTTTAAAGTGCTCCAGTAACTCTGGAGGCATTTTGTTTTTCTTAGCCATCTTAGGTTCTCGCTATGCTTAAAGACTTGAATTACCTTCGTTGACGACGGCCTCGTGTGGCCCGACCGGGACCCATATCAATACCTTCTGGCTCTTCCTCCTCAGGCCTCATGCCATCAGTGTTCTCGCTGCGCTCACCTAAGGCCGTGTTTTGCAGGTTACCGAAATCAGTCTGGGCCATAGATTGGCCAAACATACCGCCTTTGTTCTCGCCTGACGAGGCTAAAATTGAGTCAAAGGGATTTTCACCCGTAGCTCCAGGAGGCATTGCCATGCCACCGGTTTGAGCACCGCCTGCTTGCTGGCGCTCTAACATCATATTTTGTAAGTTTTCGTACGTATTACTGCGAATACGCTGGTTGGATTGACCCATTTTAAAACTTTTTCTGTATCTCTATAATAAACCAACTACTCTTCTAATTGAAGCCTGGCCCACACTGCCATAGACGCTTCTTCTAAAGGAATAGCAATGGGATCATCTTTAAAAATCGCAAGTAATTCACGGATAGCTTTATCTGCTCCAGCCAACAATAAGCCTTTACGGTCTTTCATTGTCGTGAATTCTTCTACCTGTGCGATGTTGCCGCGAATCTCACGTTGCATCTGAGCATTCCTGGCGACACCAACATCCCGTTTGATAAGACCGTTTTCTACATCCTCGCGCAGCTTACGCACATCTTCTGTCATTTCATTGATTTGAAATAACAACGTGTGGATGTGATCAGGTTTATCAAACAGTTCTGTGACCCAGACATCACAATCCGCTACGGTCCCTTTATAGCCAAGGAACCGTGCGTAGATGTAAATTTCAACGACAGAATACTTATCGCATGCAAACGACATAAACGTTTCTCTTGTAGAAGAATCGAGATTCTCTACAAAATGGCCGAAGACTTCAGAACTTATACGCTCGTCTTGCCTGAGCGTTGTCTCGAGCTTCTTGTTGTCGCTCAGTCTTTCTGGACTCTTCTGCGCCTTTTCCGATTGTTTGTCGTTCTTGAGCACCTTCTTCTCTCAGTTTTTTCTCACCATAACTGTAAGCTAGGTCATATGCTTCCTTGTATTTATCAAGTTGTTCAGGAGTAAACATTTCATCGTTATACTCCTCCTCTTCCGAAAACGCATCTACAATGTTGTTTTCAGCCATGACCTAGCACCAGTACAGGTTTATATCAGAAGTTGCTCATCATGCCAGCGAGACCGCCAGCGTAAGCGCCCTTACGCTGTTCAATACCAGCGGCACGGCCCTGGCGAATTTTAGATCCGGTCAGTTTATTCAGGAGAGTCTCGAACTGATTTTGGTCAAAGCCTTTTTCGTACTTAGCGCCAAGAATGTTCGCAACCGTATCATCATATGCTTCTTGAGAAAGAAGACCGGCCTTTAAATCTGCTGCCGCCCCTTTAAGGGCCGCATCAGCAGTGGCGTAATTCGTGTTGTAGCTGTAAGACATAACATTGTAGAAGTTACTTTACTAATTATATAGCATATTTATTTAACTAAATAAACCTTGAGCCATACCTGCAAGCATTCCATATTGACCTTGGATTTCAGCACGACGCTGACTGCCTCTCTCCTTAATCTGCTGGAGGTTTTTATCAATATCACCTTGCAGTTCAGTCAGACCAGCGTTGTACATGTACTTGCGGTCATCACGTAAATTCTGACGGAACTCCTCAATTTCACCGATCGTTCCGGTGAATTCACCGCCTTCATTAGGCTTAAGCCCTGCTGTTTCATACAGCTCTTTGGTAAATCCTCCAGGTGCATAGCTAAATGTACGCTGGTCCGTAATAACTTCACGCGTAGCGGGAACTGCGTCTTGAGCGTCCCAATTTTTACCAGGTCCCCTATCTTGAGGAACCATCCACCTTTGGTCATCTTTTCCCTTTAATATATCTGAGATAAAGTCAAGACCAAACCTTTTAGCATTTTCACCTTCAAGAAGATGCCGATTTTTTCCAATGAAACTAGCGATTTCTTGATTCGAATACCCTGCTTGTCGTGCTTTATAAACATCGTGGCCCCCAAAATCCGGCCCCTGTCCATAGCGTTGTGCAAAGGCTTCTAAAGACGGCCGCTTATATTCTTGCTGCTCAGACTTAGGAACATCAACAGTTTCTGTTAAACGTTTACCGTAATAGCTGTCGTAATACGCATTTAAAGCTCCGCCCGTTCCATACTTATCTTTGTATTCCTGGGATGATGCAATATCTTTTACAATGTCATCAGGGGTATAACCAGCTATGCCTCCTGCAAGCCTGCCTGTAAACTTGAGCATTTCGTTGCCCGTAGGAGCACGCCCAAGGGTATTTTCAAACGCTCGCGTAACTGCATTAGCTTGCTGCTTTGGCTGTACAATACGTTGATACGTCTGTCCTAATTCATTAACACCAGCGCCATATTCACCAGGTAATTGATTGCCTGTAATATAGTTTTGCAGCATTTGAGAGGCCGCATTTGGGCCTACTGATCCGCCTATCAGACTGTTCTCTAAATTCTTATAGAAGTCACCATAATTTGCCATCGCAGCTGCTTGTGACGCTGGGTCAAAAACAGATCGATCTGCACGGTCTATATACTTCTGTGTTTGACCCATCGAAAGGTCGAGAAACTCCTGGAGGTTTTCATTAGGAGGGAGTTCAAAAAGCTCTGCGTAATCACTTGCGCTCTTGCCGCCACCGCCACCACCGCCAAAAGCGCCGCCTAAAAGACTACCTAGAAGAGGTGCCCCGAATGATAATGCTGCGCCTAAAACCATTGTTCTTACCTCACACAGTTAATGTACTAATGTTAACCGGAGCACTACTTCCAAACATTGCCGCAGTTTGACCAAGCCTAGTTGCTAATGCTCTTTCCATAGCCAGCTTATTTTCAAATTGCGCTGCTTCTCTTGCTGCAGGGCTATTTTTTAAGTCTAAGCCAAATAATTGGCGATTACGAAACTCTTGATTTGCTAAATCAAAAGCGTCTTTCTCACGAGCAAAGTTAAGATCAGGTCCCCAGCCAAACTGAGCAGCACGCTCAGCCGCGTTGTTGGCTAGATTGAAATTAATCTGATCCTGCCTTGCTTGATTAAGGGCTAGCATTTGACCTGCAGCTGTACCAACTGCAGCATCTCTTGATTTATTTGCAGCATCCATAGCGGCTGCTACATTTGCCCCGGCCAGTCCCATGGTAAGGGGATTACTAAAAGGACCTCCTCCGGGACCAAAGAAGCCACCTCCAAAACCCCCGCCGCCGCCAGGAGGATTGTACTCAATACCGCTAGCTCCTGAGAAGTCAGAAAAACTACCCGAGATCGGATTCCAGTTGCTCGCGCCAAATCCAAAGTCCATTATCCAAAGCTCCCAAAGTAACGGCTGCCTGGATTAGGACTTGCACCGACTGTTTGAATACCGCCCATACGTCCCAGTAGATCTGCGACACGGTTTGATCCGCCGAGTGCAATGGTTGCAGGTAACATTGCGCCTTGCATGATGGTCTTAGGAAGCTGTTGCATCAAGTTATAAGGGAGTGCCTGAGCCAGCCGTCTTTCTTCAAACTCATTCTTTAATGCCAAAAGTTTCCCCTGACGTTCAGGATCAAAGCCGAATTCAAGCAGCTCACGCATTGACAGATCGTCTTTGCCTTCATCCTCCATCTCCAGAAGCTTAAGGGCAGCGTTCGAATCTACGCCACTATCAAGAAGTGCCTTATATCGATCGGAAAGGTTTCCTCCTTTACGTGAATACATGACTCCTGTATTGTCTGCAGGAGTTGCAGGCGTAGGCTCAAACCCTGGAAAAAACCCAGAGAATTTACCTGCTGCATCAAAACCGGTAATAGTCATTAGAGCTACCTCACAAGCTCAGGTTGGTCATTCCTGCCAATGCGCTTTGTGCGTAGGGATTAGGATTAGCCATCATTGTATTTAAAGTATTAGTGCCGACCTGCTGTGCGCCACCGGCTAACTGGAAACCATACTTTTGACGAGCCAAGGCACCCGTAATTTGTCCGAGTTGCTGGTTCTGC